GCATTTACTAGCGTGCCGTCCGTTCTCCCGTACTGGATTAGGCCCGTGTCGGGATCGTAGACCGCCTGCCACCTCGTGGTATATCGGTTGGCCTGTACGCTGCCTTCTATCTCCGGCCCGTCGCAGTAATCGTTGTTTGGGCAGATAGTCCAGTTGAGTAGAGAGATAAACGGGCTAGCCTGCTTGCGATTTATGAAGCCTAGGAGTCCGTACTGGTTAACCTGTGTTATGGCAGTTGATCCCGGCAACGAATCATAGATAAGCGAATCTATCGGGTCATCTATCGTGCATTGCTCTTCGGGCGGAACAAAGGGCGTCAGGTCTGGAATTGCCCTGTGTCTGGCAAATGCAATATAGTCACTCCCGTTTATTCGTGGAGTGAGTGGCGTTACGCTCCTGAAAGCCGTAGAGTTTGATCTCTTGCGCATTAGTATTCACCAAGTAGGCTAAGAACATAAGCCTGTGCCGCTTCGGATGCCTTTCGGTCAGCATCATCTTGGCTTATCTTAGAGGTTGCCGTGGTTGTATAGCTTACGCTTTGTCCCGATGGGTTATTCCTAGCGTATGTCTTAGTGCTGGTGTACTCCTCAAATGGTTCCTTTTCAGAGAAGTAAGCTAACTCACCACATCCTTCTTCCGTGAGTAGACGCGGCTGAGATTCATTGTTCTCGCACTTGCCTGCAAGTTCGTCCGTGAATGGCCGTGTGAAGACGCGATGCGTCACGATGCCAGCTATACCAGACCATGTAACCATGATCGACATGGCCTTGTCTACTAATCCGCGAAACTCTGATTCGACGCATTCCTCGTTACAATCACTTGGCTGCGAGCCTTGCTGTGTACGCATCTCGCGTTGCTGTGGCCTGAATCCTGCAATCAAATTACCGTTACGCCCATACTCAGCATCGGCATAGACCTGCCCCTCAGTTGCCACGATTCGTTTGGTCGCTATTTTCTGGTATGCGCCTTTACTTCCGGCGACAGCTACCATCACATCTACGACGCCTTGGAGTTCCCTGAATTGGAGTTCGGCGTACTCAAATTCCTTGTAGTCAAAGTTACCAAAGTTGTGTTCCTTGAACTGCACCCAGCTTGTTATCGGTAGGCCGTTATCTAGCTTGCTAGGAAGCATGGCTTCCCATACGCGGAAATTGTTGTCGTAATCCACGCTAGCAAAAAACAGCCTTTCCTCTCCGTTGACTACGCCATTGGCCCACTCGACAGGCCGCCAGCCTGTCCAATAGCCCGCCCATGCGTTGACATTAGCATCGAATGGAGCTTGGTCTAGGACATAAGTATGCGTGTTATACTTGTCACCGTTAGGAAGCGACTGAAATAGGATGTTCTCGTAGTACGCCCCGCAGATTCCACTTAGCTTATACGAGACGTTATACTTGCTGGCAAACATCTCGTTGTCCTGCACGTCTAGGCGAGAAGTAATGTTGAGTCGCAGAGCATCGTTGAGGCTGATAAGCCCCTTGTGGCTATACCACCAGATAAGGCCATACTGAGACACGATAGAGCGCGGGGCCACACATCCTATCTTAGGCAGGATTGTCTTCTGAAATTCAGGGGTGGATAGCCATAACGTTCGATCCTGAATAGAGCTTTGGATAAACGTACCCGTGGTTTCGGTGAAGGCGATGATTCCTTGTTGATCTGATGTCTCGACAATGCCCGTGCATACGTCAGGAAGGTAGAAGGCACGGCCTTCATTGATGTACTCTTGGTCGGTAAACTTGAGCGGGTTACCAATATCGGATGCAAAGACTTGGTTGCCTCGGCTAACCCATAGGCGGTTATTAGACCATGCCATCCATAGGCCCATCGGCGTCTCGTCCTTGCCTGCTTGCGTGATCTCTCCGTCAATAGGAGTAGGGTCTAGGTGGCGAGCAATAGAGCCGTCCCAGTAAGCAGCCCGAGTATTCCCATCTTGCATGATAAGCACGCTGTACGGGCGATCTAGGAAGTATAGTTTTCCTTCAAGGTCATAGTCTGTGCTCTTCAAGCATACCGCCCAAGCGATCTGCTCTGATAGGACGCTAAACTCAATCCCATTCAGGCGGGTGTATGTATTGAATGGGTATGGCGATACATAGACTTTACCATCTACCGCAGCGACCAGATGCTCTACGCCACCATCGGGCTTGAAGAACTTCAACCCTTGCAGCTTTCCACCTCTAGGAAGTTGTAGGACTGTATCTGTGCCGGGGCGCGTTTGAGGAATGCCACCACGCATCAGGCAGTTCATGGCCATTACGGCCTGATTGTCGCTTAACTTAGTCGGAAGGGTATAGCTGTTTACGCCAAAGACATAATCCGATCCTGCGTAGTTGATAGGTGCATCTGGCATTAGTAGAATAGGCCGACGTTTCCGCACTCCATCGGCCAGTCGTTAAACTTAATCTGTGGCCCGATTGAGCTAGGCGGCATCTTGGCTTCAATCTCCTTATTGATTAGACGAATGGCTTCTGCTTCGGCAATGCGAGCCTCATCATACTTACGATCACGGCGAGATTGCACAGCACGCAGCGCGAGGAACAATGCTTCCCGGTTCTCAAGATTAACCCAATCCTTTACCGAGGTAACAGGCAGGTTTTTGCGCTTGTACTTAATGCGTACCCATGAGTGATCTGGCACACGGATGCGGCGGTAGGTAGGTACGGTTTCTTTTGGCGAATAGCTGCCTATCAGCGTATGGCTTGATAGGTCACTGGTGTTAACAGCTAATAGCCTTACGCATCCGCTCGTTTCCGCTTTCTTAATGCGGTCGATACGGGCAATGGCCGGAGCCTCGTTGTTACGCTGGCTAAACCCAAAGATCGTAGGAACCAAGAAACCGTCTTCAAGTTCTCCATCGGCATTCTGCGTCATGATGCGTGCACCGCTATCATCCCAGCCATAGACACGCAGTTCCTTGTTGTTATCGTTCACGCTATCCAGAGACGCCACAAGATAGACTGGTTCGCTAGGGTCGCGCAGTGTGCAGAACTCACCAAGCTCATCCGTATAGCGGCATGGCGTGCAATCCAAGCTACCAGAACCATTGATATGATACTGGTAGAGTTGGTCGCGGATAAGAGTTGGCTGTCCACCTACGTTGACGGACAGTACGGTATCGACATCATAAGGAAGCGTTACGCACCCATTGCACACGCACAAATCCATCTGCGCCATGTTCACATCTGCCAAAGATTGATTGGCAATGAGGTTAACGGCGTCAGTGATGCGGGCAAATGCGACTGGTTCGCTACAGCGATTCAGTGCTTCTTTGGCTTCCTCGATAAAGTCAGATACAAACATTAAGATGTCTCCACATCCTCAGCGTTGCCGGGATATTTGGTTGAAACAACCTTTGAGATTTCAGCCTCGAATCCTTTAACGATGTCGTCGGATTCCTCGGTCATGGAATCCATCTCAGCTTTCTTGCTCTTGGCTTTGCCGCCTTTCGGCTCGATAGATTCAATCTCGATTTCGCAGGTGTACTCACCGTCGCGCTCAGAGTAGGCCACTTTCTTGCCTACGCCCATGAAATTGAAAGTACCTTCCGGCAGTTCAATCTTTTCTTTAGAGCGAATGTAAAGCGTTGGGTAGTAAACCTTTTCACCACCTTCTTCTTTTTCTTCGGCTTCTTCCGATTCGCAACAGGGAGTTTCTTTATATCCTAAATCAATCATGTTATTGGGCCAAGAACCATGTGCTGATTCCATCGGCGGTTAAGGTTACGGTCTGATATTGGTCTAATGAAAAGTCTGCATCTCCTGAGATCGTATCTGAACCAGATGTCTCAATTGTCAAAGCACCGGAGCCTAGACGGGCGAACTGAATTGGCTTGCCTGCATTGCTACCAGATAGAGGGAGCGTGAGAACAATGGCCGATCCGCTATTGGAAACAACAAACTGTTCGTCCCCGTTTAGCGTTTCGTCGGCGGTTACATAGGTTGTGTTAAGCGTGTTGCCACTGTCGCTTTTGATTTCAGCAAGCAGGTCTGCGTAAGTGATCGTTTTAACCGATGAAGAACTATCCTGCCAAACAATGATAACATCGTTTGGGTTTAGTTCCGTAATAGATGGGTATGCGTTAAATTGAGGCATGTTACTGAGAGAATACCTGCCATTTGTTGTTGCCTGATTGTATAATCACAAACTCGTTTGCAGCAAGGGAAATTGTATCTACGGCACCTGTGCTTGGAACTAGTTGCCCTAGGCCAGTGGCATCAATTGTTACCGCGCCCGTGCCATTGTTCTTAATCCAAATTACTCGCCCTGTGTTTGATGCTGCACTTACAAGCGTTATCGTATGTGTACCGGCTCCAGTATAAACAACTGTGCCATCCGTAGATAATACCGTATGATTTCCTGTTACGACATTTACGCCAAATGTGATGCCAGCTGGAATGCTTACAGCTCCACCATCTGAGATAGTTACTGTGGAGCCCTGTAATAGCTTGCCTGTTGTCGTGTCGTAGCGAGCAATGGCGTTATCTAGAGCTGAGGCTGGACCCACCACGTCACCCGAACTAGCGGAAGTCCATGAAGGATTAGCGGCGGCACCGTTGCTTCGTAGCACTTGGCCACTCGTGCCGGGAGTTAGAGCGGTCCATGCCGATGCACCGCGATAGAGGATAGAGCCTTGTGTGCTACCAACCAAGTCGAGTGCGGTAGAAACCGGGATTTCCTCAATGGCACCCGCTCCGATTGAGCTACGGCCAAGTAGACGAGCCGTCATAGATACAGTAAGGCCAGAGGTGTTGGCTAAACCGGGCGCAACATAGTCTGTACCCGCCGTTGCAATGCTAAGTTCTCCTGTGCCTGTCGTGTTCTTCACTAGTCCATCTACCAAGTCCGCTAGAACCTGAGCCTGAGGCAGTGCTGCGTTGGTTGTCTGGATGATATAGTTGGCCGTGTCTGGCGCACCGCCTCCGCCGCCGTCTCCGCCATCTGACGAGATCGTAGTACCAGCGACAGTGAGGCCGGTACCTATTGTGAGGTAAGCAAATTGACCTGCCGAAGTATCCCAGAACAGTAACTTATCTGAGCCGGGGTCTACTAGACTTACTCCCAATCCACCGCGAGCAATGGGAAGCGTGCCCGTAGTGTTAGCAAGGCTGATGCTTCCTTGCACATCCGAGAAGTCCACTGTCTTTACTGCCCCAGCGGAGTCGTCCCATACCAGTAAAAGATCACTTGATGCAACCGATGCTAATGTAGGATATGCATTAAATTGGGGCATATTAAGAAATGATAGTGGTTATTGGTTGCCCGTTTTCATCGGTAATAAGATCGCAGTTCTGGTCGAATAGCCGTGCTGTCACATAGAACTTCTGAGTTAAGCTATCAAACTCGGTTGCGTACTGATCGTCCGCACACTGAATCACAGGAAGCGGAGTAACTTCGCACGTCTTCTTGAGTCTATACGGCTGACATCTTCCCATGTCGGGATTTATAGGCTCCTCAAACGAACCGCAGACATCTCTAGTGCTTGGCATAGCTTACGTTGTTAAATGCAAGTCCATGTTTCAAGTGCTATTTTATAGGATGCTATCGTTTAGGTTTAGCTTCTCTATACCAAACCATAGGTCGCCCCTTATCAGTACCATCGAATCGCTCTATTCTCCCCTGATTCATCAATGCGTTTATCTTTCTAGTCGCTGTGCTTCTGCATATCTTATACTGTTCCGATAAACTCTTTGCTGTTTCCCATCCTTCGCCGATAGGCTTCTTGTCTTTTGTTATTACTGCCTCCCTAAGAAGCGTAGCCCAATTTGATTTATTTCGATTTTTCATATTACGATGAAGTTAGTGCTAAAAACGAATCGCCCGTTGATGTTTCTAGCTTGTTCAAGGTGATAACTACCATCCTCAAATAGAATGCCATAAGCCCAGCCTTGGCCCCAGCGGAGTTTGCCTGTCTTCTTGTTCACGTAATCCATATCCCGGATGCACATGCACCCAATTGAACGTGCTTCTGCTGGTTCTAGTGATGCTACCGGAGCACTTTCAATAGTATGAACGTGGCCAAAGACGCAGTTGCCATAGACTGCCGCGTGCTGCCTGCAAGCATTAGCTCCAACATGATAGCCATGAATTACATTTAGCTTACCTAGCCGCATAATTCCTAGCGCGGAATCGTATGGATATGTGCGAGCCCTCATCTTTCGCATCATTGCATCCATGCGCTTAACACCATCGTAAGCATAATCCCTTACTAATCCACTAGTACTATTGCAAAAGTCCTTTAATCTGGAGTCGTGATTCCCATTTAGGAAATGATTAAACTTGCCTCCCGAGAAGTAGTTACGCAAGAAATCTGAGCCCATATTCCAGTCATCCTCTAAGCTAGATGCCTTCTCCTCATCGCTTGCACCCTTGCGTAGATTACGGAAATCAAAAGCATCTCCGGCATGAATGCGTATGCTTGGCTTGAACTCCTTAATGAACTCCAAGATAGCTTTCTCGCACTTGGAATCTATCATGTCGCCATGCGAATCGCTAGCGATTACGAACTTCTGGTTTTTCATGCGTTTTGATTTTGGGTTGCTCACTCTTCAAGAGGGGGATTGGAATCTTTTTTCTTAGCTTCTCGACGCCATTTCCAGATCAGGAAGGCAAGTCCGATACAACCAGAAATAAATGTCAATGCGCCGTTTATGCTCTGCCATGAAAGAACAAACAGTGTTGAGCTAGGCATAGCGGCGATTACGTAATCTGCTGGCTTTAGATGGGTTAATAGTAGCTTAAGATGTACCGGCATGGCTGGATTTAGTTGAAGCGGAGATTCTCTCTGAAATATACTTACAATCTATTTTATTTTTCAACTCTTTAATGTAATCTTTGTGCGATTGATCCATGTTGGCATCGTTGTATTCCTTAACCTCATTTGCAACGGATGGATTGTCGATCTTCAATTCTTCGACGGACTGCACAGAGCGAATCAATGCTTGCTCAGCAAGGGCGTGCTTCTTCTTGAGTTCGCGGGCATCTTTATCTCGGTTGTATAGCCACCAGAGAAAGGCTACTCCAATGATAGCTAGCACATAGTTCATTAGCTCTTCGTTGCCTGCTAAGTACCATAGAAGGAATGATGCGCCGCCTGCGATAGCAGATACTATAGCTGGCCCCGCTTGCCCTAGATAAAGAAGGATTCCGGCTCCAGCCACTGCGCCTAGTGCGATGTAGAGTAGGATGCGACGCTCGGCGTTATTCTCCTTAACCATCTGCACGCGCACGTCGGGCTTGGCGGGAGGCGATACCACAGCTAGCGTTTGCACAATATCTTCTACAATCTTGGCGGGTTCTGTGTAAGTTATGCGCTCGATTGTTTTTGCCGGTTCTTTTGCCGATGGCGCGAAGGTTTCTTTGGTATAGGTAGAACCGGGCTTAATCTCAGTAACTTTCTGCGATTTATTCTCCTCGATCCTAGATGGAGATTCCGCGTTCTTAGGCGGGTCTACCTTTGTTGCCTTGTGCTTAACCCCCGTGCTCAAGCAGCCAGATAAAAGAATGGAAATAGCTATGAGCACGTATTTCATTTTACCAAGTAATAATTACCGCCACCGCGTCCACCACATCCGCCAGAGCCTTTGACCCAGAGTTTCAAATCTGTGAATTTTCGGATGTGTTTTGTCATTTTATCAATTGATAGGCATGAGAATGCACCCAAACTCAATGTTTCCCGAGTTTGCGCTGTTCGTAAGCTGTCTAATGTAAATCGTAGAGCCCGCCGTAATTTTTGGAGGATTAGCGTTGGTGAAAGAGAGAAGTTGGTTAAGTGCTGTAGGCCCAGAAACCCTAGATCCGATCAAGGTTCCTCCTCCAGATGCTCCGGTTCGGATCTCAAAGGTAGCAGCGCCAAGAGTCCCGCTCAATGACTCTACCCAAATATAGGCACCTGAGGGGTTGCCTGCGGCAGAGATAGCAAAAACTCGGAAGTCGCCAAAAGAAGAAGGCACTGTAAAAGAAGCCAAGTCCGAGGGAGACCCGGAAGTCAACACAGCTATCCCTGTTATGGTTTTAGAGATCGGAGTGTTGGCGGTGTAGAAGCTCCCACCATTAACGGTCTTGCCATTGAGTGTTATGGTGGAGGGCAGAGAAATTGTAGGATTCCCACTCACCCCGTCTCCGTTACTGACCGTTATCTCTTCGGTGGTTCCCGCTAGGGTTCGATTCGTAAGAGTGTTAGACGCTGTCCGAACAAGCAATCCGTTTGAAGAGACACCTGTTATCGTATCCAAATTCACTGAACCGCCGAGGCTGGTGCTGGTACCTGCTACCGTGATAGATGAATTCGTCAAAGATGAGTTAGAGATGCTGCTTAGAGTGTTGCTCGCACCACTTATGGTCTTGTTGGTGAGGGTCTCACTGCCCGCAAGAGTGGCAAGAGTAGAACTAGAGTTCGGAAGGGTGAACGTTTTTATAGAAGTTGTGGGTCCAGCGAAGGTTACGAAATCGCTACCCCCAGCTAGGGCCGTCAAGGCCGCATCCGCATTCTGCTTGGCGTTCCATGTACTGGCGCTCGCGATGTACGCATCAGCAAGGGGGGTTCCAAGGGTTAGCGAATCGCCCACAATCGCCTTGCCTGTCCACGTCGCTGCGTTTGTACCAGTCTCTTGGTTCAGAACCGCAGGGGCGATATTGACATCAATAGATCCGTTGCCCACGCCCGAGACAAGCACCGTGCCGATGCGCTGGACGAAGTTCGTGCCCCCAGAAGGCCTCGTTGCGGTCAATCCACCAGCTACCGCCGGAGACAACCAGATGGAGGAACCGACGGTGAACGCCGAAGTGTCCACTCCTGACAAGATCCCGCTCCTCATGAACTGGCTGTATCCGTTGTTTGCCACAGGGTCCAAGCAAATGAACACCGAAGGAACCAAGCTGGCTGAATTCGCTTGAGCGAGTCCGACGGTGGGCACGTTACCTGTGGACCCTGTAATGTAGACGACCTGCCCTTTGTTGATCGTAGATCCAGTCGTGTTCCTGCCGATGGTGACAGAATCCCGCCCAAGAACGACATTAGTTGTGGATTCATTATCCTGCTCTAGTCGTGTGATCCCTTGGACAGTTGCTGCATGGAGCAACAGAGTTCCTGCTGCTGGTGCTGACGGATTAGCCGATTGAGCTACCATCGTGAAATACCCGGAACCAGCCGTTCCTGTCAGCGCCATGGATGGGGCTGTGACGAGATTCTGGAACGTGTGGGTGCCCGACCAAGTCGGAGAAATGCTCTGGCTGAGAGCCGGTGCCGCATCGCTCCGCATATAGGTACTCGCAGATCCGTTGACCGCAGAAAGCCCTACGTTGGCAGATGGATTTGCGGAAGCCTGATCGCCGGTATTTGTGCCCGCAAGATTTAAAAGCGTCTTGGCTTGCGCTATGGTAAGGTCTTCCGGGTCGCCAGTTCCAGCCGTGGTGCGCCCCTTAAAGGTAGCTGTTGGCACGTCAGCCGCTTTGGCGTTTGTAACAACGCCGTTATCAATCGTCCATACAGTGCCGCTAGAGCTAACTGTAATATCTCCTTTATCTCCATCTGTAACTCCAGCAGGGGCAGCTAAGTATTGCCAGACTCCATCTGCCAAAACATAAACAAAATTTTCAGTATATTCCGCAGATGCTACTGGATCATGTGAGGCTAATAGATCGCCACTTGTCGATCCGCTATACACATCAATCGTTACCATTGGATTAAAGGCACTGCTTATGCGTGTCCTTAAAACTACGGTTGCTCCATTATAGTTTGATGGGTTTTCAAGAATAACAACATTGACAGTTCCATCTACAGTTAGCCCGGCATTTAAGAACACTGTGTGCAGAACCGACTCATCTGGTACGGTAATATTATATGTTCCAGCCGTGGTAGCGTTTATAATCTGTGTCGATGTTTCGGCCCCAGCACTTACTGCCGCCTGTGTTGCACTTGTGACTCGGCCTTTTACATCAACTACTATTACTGGGACTTGACTAGCTGATCCATAGGTACCAGCGACCACACCTGTATCTGGCACAACGACAGCGCCCGTAATCTTCTTTGTCGTTCCGCCTTGAGCGATTGCAAACAGGTCGGTATCTCCAAGAGATGTTGCTGAGGGTAGTCCACTAATTGGTAGGTCAGGCATGTTAAATGATAATTCTGCTTCCGTTTTCTTGTAGCAAATAGAATCCGTCTTCTTGTAGCAAGTATCTTGTCTCTACCGGCCCGCAATTGCAGATGTTATTTGCGATATAGTATGTCAGGCAAACGAGCTGCTTCATTAAAGCATTCTCGGTCATGTTAGGTGATATGACAGGCGGGTTTTCCATACCTAGTGTTTCTGCGGTTGCCGCCAAGTTAACAGCCAGCTTATAGAGCAGTTGCTTATCTCTATCGTTGCAGGCTGGTTGTAACGGCTCATATGGCATTTTCTGGAATGCTGTTTAAGTTGTTGAAGTTTGGGTCGCGGGCAAGTGCGGCTTTATTATAGGCAAGAGCGGCGTCTGTTTCAAATTTATAAAGACCTAGGCTCCTCATCTTTTTATTATTTCGGATATATGATCTCCACTTCAAGTGCCGCTTGCACCAGCTAACTCCAATAAAACTAGATGTTAGAGTTTTACCATTAACGGATTTCTGTTTGGTTTTGTTATACTGATTTTCAAGCAACGTGGCTTCCCTTAGATTTCCAATGCGGTTATTTGAATTATCTCTATCAATGTGGTCTACGTGATCTTTGGGCCAAACGCCATAGATGTAAAGCCATGCAAGGCGGTGGGCCATGAACCTACAATACTTTCCATTTATTGTGATATTTATATATCTATATCCGCTATGTGAGTTTAGGTTTCCAGCAACATCGCCAACAGTGATTTTATTTGAATTGGATACCTTCCACCGAAAAACACCTTCTTCTGGTTCGTAATTCAGTTGGGAACGCAGATATTCTGCCGTTAAAAGAGATTCATTGTGTTTTGATATTTTCATTTGCATCCAATAGGGTGCCACAAAATCAAGAAAAAGAAAGTAGAATCTTTATGGATCATGGCCGGTAATCGCTTAATAAAGCCCTCCGATGAAGAAGGGCTGGATAAGAGATAAGCTAGCTTAAGACACCTGCGGAATTGACGGACAAGTGCCTCCAAATCCGAGACTTCCGGCACACCGGCTATAGGCGATTGGGATGCTAGTCCAAGGAGCCACGTCTTGGAAGGCGCGGGCAATTTGGTATTTGAACCAACCAAAGTCACCCCAAGGATTGCATTGATTGTCAATCTGGTAGTGCCATTGCAGCTCGCCACCAAAGGCTTGCTGGGCGAATTTAGCTTCGCCTTCGCCAGTGTACTTGGAGGGAACAAGACGTTTGAAGGCGTCTTTGTAGTGCAAGATACCGATTTCGTACTGCGCAGTAAGCCAAGCAGGGTTGGTCAGGTTGGCGTGGCCGTAGTCCATAGCGGTCTTCACGTAGGGCTCGATGAAGACGGGAGCACCGGAACCGTCAACCGTGTTGAAACGGAGAGGTTTCGGGTCAATCGCCATCTTGATGCCACGGAAGTTTACGTCGATCCAAGCATAGTTCCAGAGGGATTCTTTACCGTCTTTGAACGAGCCTTGGGTCGTGACGCTGAGGACGTTGTTGACATCGGCTTGGTTGCGGAGGACATCCACAATTTCAGACGAGCCAACGAAAACCGCGTGACTGTCGGCACCTTGGCCGTACATGGAGGGCTGGTAGGTATAACGAGCAAAATCACTGAGCGATTTGAGGTACGCAAAGGTGAGTTGCTGGGTAGGAACGCCACCGCGCCAAGCGACAGCGGATTGGTATTCGCCACCAGTGAGGGTATGAGCAACCGAGCCATCGCCAGAACGGAGAACGGCTTTGGTACCAGCGCGGTCAACAATGTTGGCGCGAGTGTCAGCAGAGTAAACCTGCATAATAGCCGTCTTCATCTGTTCAACCGCACTCTTGAGTGAGCCAATTACGGTGAAGCGATTTTTGTTTACGCAGATAGGTTGGCTTTGACCACGGAGCAGTTTGAGCGAGGTGGTGTAGCTTTCTTGGCCCCATTCGGCGGTGTTACCGCTGGTGCCGCAGGAAGCGGAAAGATCACCAAACACAGGGCGGGTGAGGCTTTCGTTAGTGACAGCGCGGGTATTAGTAACGGTGACGATGTTTTCGCCAATGTTAGCTTCTACGGTGCCGGTCGGGAGGAGGTTAGCGAAGGGGTCGTTAAGAACAAGATTCGTAGCTACTTGGAGCTGAATCTTGGGGTTCTGCGTAGCGATAGCGTTAGCTGAGTCAGCAGGATCGAGAGTACAATTGTCGAGAGCCATGTTATAGGTTCTCAGCCCGCGATTAAATTTAGTTGGAGGAAGACGAGGCCAAGCCTTGCGTGCTGAGAAATCTCAGGAATGCCAAGTCTTGCTGCAACACGCGGCGAGATGTGCAGTCTCTATCTTCGCCTTCCCCTGCGTTGGTGAATCTGCCAAGGGCGACTCTCTTGAGTCCTATACGCTTACACCGATATTGCTATCTGCGTGCATGTAAATTGAGTAAGCCAATAAAGATTGTCAAGTATTGAATTACCTATTGACGGAAAGCAAAGCTATGTCAGGTTGTGTGCGTGGCCGATAGCATAGCCGTCCGGGGTGCCGTTCATTGCTTCCTCGATCAGATTAAATGCTAGAGCTGTGAGACGGTGATAACAGCTTGCCACACTATCTCATTCACCTACGGTGTAAGGAGTTGGACCTCCGTTCTGCGGGGGTCTTTTTTTTCTAAAAAAAATCTTGCAAATCAAAAAACTGCTGCTACCGATGTAGCCAATCCCATTGGAGTTTATTTCATTTTCTCTGGTGGGTGGTTCTTTATACGATAAAAGTTATGAGTTAGTTAGGGAAAACTAGTCTCTAGTCATAAGGTTCTTATGCGGTTCCTTGTGGCTAGAGCACCCATTTCCGTAGCTTAAACCTAAAGCACCGCACTGATAAAGCGGAGATACTGGTAATCCAGTCGGACTGATTTGCATATTAGTAATTTACGATGGGCTAGAATAACGCTGAACAACAGCGAAATGACCGGGTTCGATTCACGGCTAATATGCAAATCCAATTCCCCAAACCCCGCTAGGCAACGAGCCCGTTTACCGTAAAAAGTAGACGGGCTTTGTTTTTGGGTGTTGACAAACTATTTTCAGCTTCCCTAAGTTTTCGCTTGTAAGTTTAGGTGCTTAATTTTGAATGCGACTTTACTCCTTTCCTAGGGCATTTGGCCCGAAAAAGATGCCGAAGACATACGCATTTGAGATTAAGCACCTCACAGTCCGGCATCTTTTTTTGTGCCCGCGAATATCGAACGAGGCACAGGGATAGATGAAGTTCTCTAAACTTGCCGTTGGAGTGAGTGCCAACATCAACCACTCATACGTTCTTTTTTATGTCATATATTAGAATAGGTAGCTATGGGCCCTCCTCATAGTTGCTGACTGAGCTTAGCCTAAAAAACTAAGCACCTAGGTAGCTAGGAACGCCGGAGCTATAATCCCAGCAATGGGGAAGGCTCATGGGTTTATCAGTGCGATAGGGAAGGCAACTTCACTAAAGCCTCTGCGGTACGTCGTCTCAGCGCAGGGAATGGTAAACAGCTCTACTCCGATTGAGGATAAGGCAGACGGAAACACCACAAGATCGGGGACTTTTTCTCCGAGGCTTTTAGGGATTACCGCCCCAGATAGAACAACAGGATAGATGACAGAAAAAGAAATTACCTTTAGCCCACTCTCGCTTATGGATAGATCATCATTTTCATAAGCTCTCCTGTCAAAGTAAGGGTGGTAGAAGGCTCTAAAAACCAATACTACCAGCCAGTAGTATGGAGGCCGTTGCACTCCTGCGAGGCAATTGGGATTCCCCCTTGGGATTACCGCCCCTTTTAGGATACTGAAAAAATTAAACTAAAAACATGAATAACGATAACTTTGAACTTAGTTACTGCGTAGAAAAACAGAACTATCAATATAAAAAAACACATACCGGAGCCGCAGGCGGAGGCTGTTGGATAGTGTACACCGATGGGTCTTGTATGCCAACTAACTCTAACGGCTATGGGGCATGGGCAGGTATTATCCTAAGTCCTGCTGGAGAAAAGAAAACAGTTAGTGGTAGCGAGTACCCAACGACAAATAACCGCCAAGAGATGACAGCCATACTAGAAGGAATCAGAGCTACGCCGGTTGGCTCGGATGTTATGGTTTACTCTGATAGCGAATACTGTGTGCAAACATTTTCTAGCTGGTGCTGGAAGTGGGCGCAAAAGCAATCTATTTGGGGTAAGAAAAAAAACACCGATATTGTTAAGCTGGTCATGGATGAGATGAATAAGCGGCAGGTTAAATTCCAGTGGGTTCGTGGGCATAATGGCAATCCGATTAACGAGGAATGTGACCGCATCTGTAATTCGCTGGCCTACAATCTTTGGAAAAAATCGTGTAAGTTCATAGATTTCTAGTCGTTGAAACTTTCTTCAAAATAAATCTTGTTTACTGGTAGGTCTGTGGTAAGATGCAGGTAAATCAAAACAACCAATGAAAACACAAGAAGAGCTAGAAGCGATGAGCGAAGCAGAGTACCTAGAGTGGTGTCGTCCGGTGCCATTGCCTAAAAACTTAGCTGGATTTCAGCATATAACTAATGGCGTTGTAAAGCGTGGAGACTTGCTTGTGAAGAATGGGGATATAGCATCATGGGCCGAATTTTCTGTTGGTAAAGATGTTGGATTTCCTGATCTTGTGTCATACGGATATAGCATCTACCGCCGTATGCCCGTGGATTCACATGAATCCATCTACCAGAAATCAGTTGAGGTAGCGTCTCCGGTATACCGCCCGCTTGAGCCTGATGAAATTATTCAAGAAGGAGACGAGTATTGCTATGATAAAAAATGGTGTCCATTTATTGAATCGGTTGGAGAGACATATAAGCCTGATGTCACTCTCCTTGGGGAAACCCGTACAACCCGCACTAAGCCTTCTAAACCTAGCGGTAGGCGTGAAGATGGCCCGCTGGTAAACACAAAGCCCCTAGACCCCAAAGGCGATGCCGGTAAGCTCAAGCCCCAACTCCAGCTGATTCCCCCCGCCTTAAACCAAGAAACAGCCAAGGCTCTAGCCCTTGGAGCAGACAAATACGGCCCTTGGAATTGGCGGGACAACAAGGTCGAAATCATGACCTACATTGGAGCCATGAAGCGTCATTTAGACTGCATCCTAGAAGGCGAAGACATTGATCCAGAAAGCGGGGCGCACCATCTAGGCCACGTAGCGGCAAGCTGTGGTATTGTCCTAGATGCGCAGAAGCGCGGCACGCTTGTTGATAACAGGCCCAACGCCTCAGCTCACCCACGCCCATGAAACCACCAACTAAAAACCAAGATGTACCGCCCGCGTTGGATGGGGCGCATTGTTCAGGCTCACTCCGCGACGCAATTCGCGAAGGGCTTGGCGCGAATTGGAGCCGCATCCAAGAGGATGCCCTATTTATCCCACTTAACGATTTCATGCAGCGGTTTTCTAGGAACACAGCGCGTGAAAAAACAACAGTCGCCTCTATCTTAGAAAAACACGGGGTTGGCGGCGACAGCTTAGAGCTGGATTTATTGCGCTATCTTTTAGCTAGGTAGAACCTGTTAGACTTCAATGCCCCGAACGCTAAATCTTCAGCCACGCCGAACCATGGATAACGAAAACAAAAAGGACGCCGTAGAGGCGTTGGATGTGAGGACTTGTTCGGCGGCTGTAGCGGAGGACTCGCAACGGATGTTCCGCGTCTTAAACTTTGCGACACTACTCAAGCTACACACGAAAACCATCAGTCGGCTCTGTGCTAAGCGATACCCGCAAGAAGCACTGCGGCAGCTTTCCGTGATGCAATCAGACGCGGCAGAGCTGCGCATCATGCTGGCGACGTGGGTGGAGAAATCCCAGCCGAACACTAAGGTGAGCCACGGCGCGTAGCGCCGTTGTGCTCTACCGTCTGGTTGGACTCTGAACTTTAGACTCACGAAAATATGAAACACTCGAACATCGAATGGACTACGCACACCTTCAATCCGTGGATCGGATGCACGAAGGTATCGCCCGGCTGCGCTCACTGCTACGCCGAGACGCTCAATAAACGCATGGGCTGGACGCAGTGGGGCGACGCGGGCGAACGCTTCCGCACCTCGCCGCACAACTGGAACGAGCCGCGCCGGTGGAATCGCGAGGCCGCGAAGACCGGCCATCGCGCCCGC